TTCTTATATATTGTTGAAGAATCATGATATTTACTCATACCTTTAACGCCACGAGGAAAAGCGACATCTTCAAAAGGAAGTTTTTCAAAATCACTCTTAAATTTATCAATAAATTCCTTCAACTGTTGTTTATTACCATTCATTATGATCTCGAGAGACTTTTTAATATTCTCGCGGCAAGCATGAGGAGTTGATGACCTAACAGCTTCAATTCCTTGTAATTTTAACTTCGGTTTTTCGTACTGAACTCCCTCAACATTCCATGCATTCAAAATATACATCTTTTTTCCTCGCCAAATACCCTTATTGGCGATAGTTTCACGCTTCATCTTCATTTTTTGTTGATAAGCGTTCATATAATCAGCTAATTCTTGATAACAATCATCAATATAAGGTTGAATTTTCTCTTCACAGAACTTATCAAGAGCATTTACTATCTTTAATTCGTCGTCAGTTCCTAATTTCTTAACTAACTCATCCATTTCGACGTAAATCGAATCAGTATCAGAAGCAATTACATAATCTGCATCAGTTTTTAGTAATTTATTCATATATTGGTTGATTTTTTTCTCAATCCAACGAATTGACAATTGACCGGACATTGTAATTGCTTCTGCAAGGTCAAAATTAAACCATCTAAAGTACTGATTAGCGACAGCACCATAAGCTGAGTTCAATTGAATTTTTCTTGCCATCTGCATATTATGATATCTAGCAACTAATTTCTCATCTTCTATAGATTTTGTCTTTTCATAACGTTGCTTCGCTTCAATCATTAACTTTTTATATTTTGTTCTATCGTTATACATCCTTTCCATCAAAGCCGGAAGAAAACCTTGTTTGTCTTTTCTAAATGCACATCCATTGGCTGAAACAGACCATTCGTTTTTGCTCACATAATCACCATTATTATTCAACAAGAAATCTACACTTGGAAAGCTATCCAATTTTCTAATGAATGTTTCTGGAGAAATATTGTACTGCATAATAAGATGAGGATATAGGCTGTTCAAATCAAAAGAAACAACCCACTTACTCAACCCAATCTTAGGTTCCTTGACATACCCACCAACCAAAGAACCAACAAATTCGTTTTTCTCATTCTGAGGTATTACAATGTTTTGTTCCAAGAGGTAATTATGAATAATAACATCCCAAGGTCTAACTGTTGTCATAGTGTCAGAATAGTTTACTTTAGCATCATAAGCCAAAGCCATAACTTGTTCAATAAACTTTAACTTATCTTCCAATCTTTGAACTAGAATAACGTCATGAATATTATATTCTAGATACTTTTGAAAATTCTCTTTATACAAATTGTTAAGAGAACCATATTCAGAATAATCAATCTTACGTTCACCCAATTCAATTTGGGCAATATAATCTAGTTTATAAGATTCTTGATTACCAAAAGTAAACTTACGATATAACTGATAATAATCTAATTCGGAGATACCAGCAATATCATAACTTTGATTTTGTTTTCCTCTGAAATCTACAGTCTTTTCTGTGATCATACGCCAAGGAGAAAGTCTCTTAGCTTCTTTTTCGTTAAACAAAAACTTAATACGATTAATCAAATAAGGAATATCGAAAAACTCAATATTCCATCCAGTAAGAATATCTGGACACCAAGCGTCTGATTCCCAAACTTTTAAAAATTTTTGTATTAAATCATATTCATCTTTACACTTTAGATAAAATACATTTTCTTGATTACTCTTGAAATCTTTTAGACCAAAAGAAGCTGTCTTTCCTCTACAATGAATAGTAATGGCGGTAATCTGTTGATCTGCTTTTTCTATACTAGGAAAGCCAACAACATCATCACCACCACACTCAATATCAAGAGTAACAACATTCATTATCTTAGGATCGTAATCAATATCACCTTTATAATTATCATAAATGTATAGATAAGGAAAAGAAGTTAGTCCGAATATTTCGAAATTACTAACTTCTTTATATTTTTCTACGAAATCTCTGGCATCTCTGATATCGTCGAACTCAATCTTTTCTGCAGATCTGCCATCGATAGTTTTATATTTACCTTTTTGACTAAGTATAAAGAGATATGGTTTATAATCCACTACCTCTTTAAACTTTAATCCCTTGTCATAACCTCTGACATAAATTTTATTACCTGTCTGGAAAATATTCGTATAAAATCTTGACAATTAAAACTCCCAAAATAACACATAATTTTAATATACTATATTTTTCTTGTTTTGTCAAGTTTAATATTCTCTAGATGGCCTTTTACCAATTAATAAGTCATTAATTTCTTCTCCAGATAACGTCTCAAATTCGATAAGAGCATTAGCTAGGATGTCAAGCTGCTTACGATTACGTGTAAGAATCCTTTTAGCAGTATCGTAACCTTCTTGAACAAAACGACGTACTTCAGCATCAATAGTCCTTTGCATTTCTTCGGAAATATCTCTTTCGAAAGGATTTTCTCTGTTCTTTACGTAAGACACATTTCCTAGTTTTTTAGAAAAACCAAACTGAGTGACCATTGCTCTTGCAAGTCTTGTTGCTTGTTCAATATCACCAGCGGCACCTGAACTAACTTTATCAGAACCAAAAATAATTTCTTCAGCAACACGACCACCCATAGCCATAGCTAGATGAGCAATCATCTCTTGATAAGACTGAGAAACTTGATCTCGTTCTGGTAACGATTGAACCATACCCAAAGCACGACCACGAGGAATAATTGTGGCTTTATGAATTGGAACAGAACCTGGCATATGAACCGAAACAAGAGCATGTCCGCCTTCATGATAAGCAGTCATTTTCTTTTCTTCTTCGGTCATAAGAAGAGTTCTACGCTCTGCTCCCATAAGAATTTTATCACGAGCATCTTCAAACTCTTTTTTTGTTACAATCTTCTTAGAACGACGAGCAGCTAGTAATGCAGATTCATTAACCAAATTCATCAAATCAGCACCACTAAAACCAGGTGTTCCTTTAGCAACAATTTTCAAATCAACATCAGGACCAAGAGGAACATTGCGAGAATGAACTTTAAGGATTTTCTCACGTCCAATAAAGTCAGGATTACTAACAGTAATCTGCCTATCAAAACGACCAGGACGAAGTAGAGCAGGATCAAGAACGTCAACACGATTTGTTGCTGCTATTACTATGATACCTTCATTTTCGTTAAAGCCATCCATTTCTACAAGCAATGCATTAAGAGTTTGTTCTCTTTCATCATTACCACCACCATAACCAGTGCCACGGTTTCTACCAACAGCATCAATTTCGTCAACGAAAATAATACATGGCGCATTCTTTTTTGCCTGTTCAAACATATCACGAACTCGGCTAGCACCAACACCAACAAACATTTCAACAAAGTCTGAACCAGAGATGCTAAAGAATGGCACTCCTGCCTCTCCTGCTACTGCTTTAGCAAGAAGCGTCTTACCAGTTCCGGGAGGGCCAATAAGAAGAACACCACGAGGAATTTTACCCCCAAGATTATGGAACTTATCAGGTTTTGATAAAAATTCTACAATTTCCTGAAGATCTTCTTTTGCTTCATCAACGCCAGCAACGTCTTCGAATGTTACGTTAGTTTCTTCTTCATTAAGAAGTCTTGCCTTTGATTTACCAAAAGACATAGCGCCACCACCATTGCGAGCGCCCATACGTCTAGCAATAAAAAGCCAAACTACAACAAATAATATTATAGGAAATGACTGAATGAATAAACTAGACCAGAAACTTCTTTCTCTTTCTGCTTCGACTATAATTTGAACTTTATGATTCTCTAATCTATTATAGATATTAGAATTATTGGGAATAACAGTTTCAAAAGATCTATTGTTCTGTTTAAAATGACCTGTTAAATCATTTCCATTAATAATAACGTCATGGACTTCGCCTTGTTCTACTTTATCCAATAACTCAGAATAAGTAATTTCTGTTGTGTTTATTTTATGTTCTTGTTGATTCTCCGAAGCCACAAATATAGCTCCACAAACAGCAATAAATGCTGCCCAAACCAACAAATTTCGCAAAGTAATTTTCATACTATAACCTTTCTAATAATTAATCTCTCCAGCAG